TTTTTTAATGTAAAAGATCATGTTGAGCAGTCACGTAGGTCAATGGACCTCCACTATTATGTCAAAAATATTTGTGGCCAAATAGCGGAAGATTTGAAAATAAAAAGTTCCGACTATCTATGTGAAAACATGAATTATATCCTCAATTTTGAAAATGTGGAAGATTCAAAATCGGAGCAAAAAGAAGAATTTTTGTTAGAAATTAAGCTAGGGGATGACGTATTTATTTCTAGAATATTTCCAGCATATTACTACCATCCAAAGGTTAGATATACGGTGGATATTCGTCCAAGACTAAAAACAATTTTGTCAGATTTAACTGACATTTTATCGTCTGAAGAATTGGAAACAAGCTACTTAGAATTCGAATTATAATTTTTAACAGATTTAAAATAAACTATGGAAGAAAGAAATTTTGGGCATTTGGGATTTTCGTTTCAACAATCCCTAATCAAAGCTATCGTCGAGGATAGAAAGTACGGTGAAACAATTATTGACGTTATTGATAGCAAATATTTTGATAACAATTCTTTCAGATATATCATGGAAAACGTAAAGGAGCTATATAAAGCCCATGATAAAATTCCAACTTATGAGACAATTGCACAAAAATTGAAGCTTGAAGGCGGAAGTAAAGAAAATTCAAATAATCCGCATATTGACACTTTGGAAATATTATCCAAAATGGAAGGTGATTATGAATTTGTAAAACAAACAGCTTTAAACTTTTGTAAGCAACAAAACCTTAAAAAAGAACTTAAATTAGTTCAAAATATCATTGACAATGGTAAGTTTGAAGAATACAATAAGATTGAAGAAATCATTCAAAAAGCAATGCAAGTTGGTCTTGATGGTGATGAAGCAACAGATGTATTCCAGGATATTGACGCTGCTTTAGAGAAGAATTATCGTTTACCAATTCCAACAGGTATAGTAGGTGTAGATAATCTATTAAAAGGTGGTTTAGGCCGCGGTGAATTGGGTATTGTATTGGCACCAACCGGTACAGGAAAAACAACCTTATTGACAAAATTTGCTAATACGGCTTATAATGAAGGATATAATGTTGTTCAAATTTTCTTTGAAGATAATGCAGGTGATATTAAAAGAAAACATTTTACAATTTGGTCAGGTATAGCATCAGATGAACAACCAGAAAATATCGATGCAGTTAAAACGGCTGTAAAAGAAGCTGAAGATAGATCAAAAGGAGCTATTAAATTATTAAAACTACCTAGCGATGGTGTTACAATATCTGAAATTAAAAACAAGTTGAGAAAGATGGTTTCTGACGGTTTTAAAGTTGATATGTTATTGATTGATTACGTTGATTGTATTTCACCAGAAAGAGCTGTAAATGGCGAAGAATGGAAAGGTGAGGGTTCAATTATGAGACAATTAGAATCAATGACAGGTGAGTTTGAAATTGCTGTTTGGACAGCCACACAAGGTAATCGTGAATCAATATCAAGTGAAGTTGTGACAGGTGATCAAATGGGTGGTTCAATCAAGAAAGCACAAATTGCACATGTTATACTTTCTATTGGTAAAACATTAGAACAAAAAGAACATAATTTAGCTACTTTGACATTATTAAAATCTCGTATTGGTAAAGATGGTATTATATTTCAAAACTGTACGTTTAATAATCAATTCCTAACTATCAATACAGATACGGTAAATACATTACTTGGTCATGAACAACAGGTAACGCAAGAGAGAGCAAACAGAGTTGCGGAAGTTTATAAAAAAGCGCAAGAAAAGAAAGTTGGCGTTATTAGATAATCAAAAATATTAAAAAAAAAGATGAGTAAGTTATTTACAGAGAGAATTCCGTTTAAACCATTTGAATATCCTGATTATTATAATGAAGGTTGGTTAAAACAAATGCAGGCATTTTGGTTACATACTGAGATACCAATGCAAGGTGATATAAAAGATTGGAATGAAAATTTAAATGAATCAGAAAAACATTTAGTTGGTAATATTCTTTTAGGATTTGCACAAACTGAATGCGCAGTCTCTGATTATTGGACAGGTATGGTTACTAATTGGTTTCCAAAACATGAGATTAGACAGATGGCCATGGCATTTGGATCTCAAGAAACAATACATTCAATTGCATATTCATATCTTAATGAAACATTAGGATTAGATGATTTTGCTGGGTTTATGCATGATGAAGTTATGAAGGAAAGATTTGAACTTCTTACTAACACAACTGCAGATTGGACACCTAAAGATTTACAAAAAAATCATAAAGCTAGAGTTGAAGTTGCACGTTCTCTTGCTATTTTCTCAGCATTTGCAGAAGGTGTTGCATTATATTCATCATTTGCTGTATTATATTCTTTTCAAATGAGAAATCTATTGAAAGGAATCGGACAACAAATGAAATGGAGTGTTAGAGATGAATCATTACATTCAAAAATGGGCTGTCAATTATTTAGACATATGTGTGATGAGTTTCCTGAATTGTTAGAAGAAGCAAAACCTGCAATTTACGAAGCGGCAGAAATTATTAGAGATTTAGAACATAAGTTCATCGATAAGATTTTTGAGATGGGTGATTTAGAAAATCTTAAAAAGAATGACTTAAAAGAATTTATTACAAAAAGAGTAAATGAAAAACTAAGAGAATTAGGTTATAATCCAATTAAAGGCGGCGATGATTACTTTGAATTTAATGAAAAGAAAGCTGCAGAATTGGATTGGTTTTATAATCTTACTGGAGGAGTTACACACACAGATTTCTTTGCTATAAGATCAACCGACTATTCTAAACCAAATGAAGGAGAAAATTGGGACGATATTTTTTAAAAAAAACATTATATAGATTATGAAATACTACGGAGAAGAACTCGGTTGGGAAATTGGTGTCGACTACCCTGAATGGGCTAACACCGAAATTTATGTTAAAACAATTTCAAAAGGTTATTTACAAGAAGGTGAAAAACCAAAAGATGCATATTGGAGAGTTTCAACAGCGGTTGCTAAAAGGTTAGGTAAACCCGCTTTAGCAACTAAATTTTTTGATTACATTTGGAAAGGTTGGTTATGTTTAGCCACACCCGTACTATCAAATACAGGAACTGATAGAGGATTACCTATTAGCTGTTTTGGTATTGATGTTGGTGACAGTATATTTGAAATTGGCAATAAAAATTTAGAGCTAATGTTATTGGCTAAACATGGTGGAGGTGTTGGTATTGGAATCAATATGATTAGACCAGCAGGCGCTAGAATAACTGGGAATGGTACATCTGATGGCGTAGTTCCATTTGTTAAAATTTATGATTCAACAATCCTTGCAACAAATCAAGGTTCAGTTCGTAGAGGTGCTGCTTCTGTGAATATCAAAATTGATCACAAAGATTTTGAAGACTTTTTAGAAGTAAGAGAACCAAAGGGCGATGTAAATCGTCAATCACTAAACTTACATCAATGTGTTGTAGTTAGTGATAGATTTATGAAAAAATTAGATGAAGGTGATTCTGAAGCAAGACGTAAATGGGGTAAATTATTACAAAAAAGAAAAGCAACAGGCGAACCATATATTATGTTTAAAGGTAATGTAAATAAACAAAACCCTGACATGTATAAAAAGAACGGTCTCAAAGTTCACATGACAAATATTTGTTCAGAAATCGTTTTACATACGGATGAACAACATTCATTTGTTTGTTGTTTAAGTTCTTTGAATTTAGCCAAATACGATGAGTGGAAAGATACTGATTTAGTGTATACGTCAACTCAATTCTTGGATGGTGTGTTGGAAGAATTTATCCAAAGAGCAAAGAACATGAGAGGATTTGAAAATGCTGTACGTTCAGCTGAAAGAGGTCGTGCGTTAGGTTTAGGTGTTTTAGGTTGGCATACTTATTTACAACAAAAAGGTATTCCGTTTGAAGGCTTACCTGCGCAATTTGAAACTCGTAAAATATTTTCACAAATTAAAATTGAATCAGAAAGAGCTAGTAGAGATTTGGCTAAAGAATTTGGTGAGCCATTGTGGTGCAAAGATTTTGGAATGAGAAATACACATTTACGTGCAGTTGCACCAACAGTATCAAATTCTAAATTAAGTGGTAACGTAAGTAGCGGTATAGAACCATGGGCAGCAAATGTGTTTACAGAACAAACAGCTAAAGGAACATTTATTCGTAAAAACCCTGAATTAGAAAGAGTTTTACGTAAAGTTGGTAAAAATACAAAAGAGGTATGGGATCAAATTTTGGCTGATGGTGGTTCAGTATTAGGTTTAGATTTCTTAGATGAATGGTGTTTTATTGATACTAAAGTAGTTGAAGTTAAAGAAGTGGAAGTAGGAAGTGAGTATAAAATTGTCCCAATTAAAGACGTTTTTAAAACATTCAAAGAAATCAATCAATTGGATTTAGTAAGACAAGCTGGTATTAGACAACAATATATTGACCAAGCGGTTTCATTAAACTTGGCGTTTCCTGCGATTGCGGAACCAAAATGGATAAATCAAGTGCATTTGGAAGCGTGGAAACAAGGTGTTAAGACACTATATTACATGAGAACTGAATCGGTATTAAGAGGAGATATTGCACAACAAGCAATGAATCCAGATTGTGTGAGCTGCGAAGCATAATGTGTTATATTTATTAAAAAACAAAAAAATGGTAGAATTTAAAAAGTTTGGTGCATCTTGGTGTGGACCGTGTAGAGCATTAGCTCCGATATTAAACGAGCTAAAATCACAATATACTAGTGTATTATTTACAGAGTATGATGTTGATGACGAATATGAAGAAGCGACAAAATATGAAATAAGATCGGTGCCAACGGTAATAATCGTAAAAGACGGTGTGGAAGTTAAACGTATTAACGGACTATCAAGTAAATCAAATTACATAGGTACATTAAATGAACATTTAAATAACTAAAAAATAGAAACCAGGGCCAAAAAGTCCTGGTTTTTTAATATATATAATCTTGAATAAGATACATAACCATTTTAGCTTTGTTTATATTTATTGATATGGCAGTAAAATATGGTATAGATTTTCCATTTAGCAATAGTTTAGAAGGTCATTTTTTAAGAATGACTACAACCGCAGAACGTGAGATTAGAGCGAATCTTATTCATCTATTACTTACAAGAAAAGGAAGTAGATATTTTTTACCTGATTTTGGAACAAGATTATATCAATATATTTTTGACCAAAATGATGTTGTTACATGGAATTTAATTGAACAAGAAATAAAAGACGCTGTTAAAACCTATATTCCAAATTTAGATATTACTAATATAACTGTAATATCTGCTGAACTTGACCCAACATCAGTTGTAACAATTTCAGAACAAGAAGATGAAAGGTTATTCAGAGTTAATAGCGAATCAAATAACCCATATACAGCAAAAGTTAAAATAGAATATACAGTGAATAATGGTGCATTTACGTCATCAGATTTTGTAATTATCAATATATAATGAGTAAAAAAATATCATACGCAACACGAGATTTTGCGGGTTTAAGACAGGAATTAGTAACGCTAACTAAAGAATATTATCCTAATTTGGTAAATAATACCAACGATGCTTCAATATTCTCAGTATTATTAGATTTAAATGCGGCTGTTGCAGATAACTTACATTTTCATATAGATAGAGTTTGGCAAGAAACTATGTTGGATTTTGCACAACAAAGACAATCATTATATCATATTGCTAAAACTTATGGTTTCAAATTACCAGGAAATAGACCATCTGTAGCATTATGTGATTTTTCAATAAATGTTCCTGTCAATGGTGATAAGGAAGATGAAAGATATTTGGGCGTAATTAAAACGGGGGCACAAATTTCAGGTGGTGGACAAACATTTGAAACTGTTGAAGATATTGATTTTTCTGATCCATTTAATAGCGCGGGCGAACCAAATAGGTTAAAAATACCAAATTTTGATTCAAACAATACTTTGACATCATATACTATTACCAAAAGACAAGCTGTTGTAAATGGTGTTACAAAAATATATAGAAAAGTTATTACTGATTTAGACCAAAAACCATTTCTTAAAATTTATTTACCCGAACAAAATGTTTTGGGGGTTACATCGGTTATTCATAAAGAAGGTACATCGTTTAGTACAAATCCAAGTTCATCTGAATTTGCAACATCAACTAATAAATGGCATGAGGTGCAATCTTTAATACAGGATAAAATTTTTGTTCCCGACCCAACAGCGGTTTCAGATAGTAATAATTTTAAAGCTGGAAACTATGTAAATGTTACAAATAAATTTGTTACTGAAATTACACCTGAAGATTACACGTTATTAACTTTTGGTTCAGGTACAGTTGACCCATTAAGCAATTTGGATAACTATAACACAGACACGATGAAAGTTAGTTTATCTTCATATTTAAACAATATTTCATTGGGCGCAGTTCCAAAGACAAATACAACGTTATTTGTAAGATATAGAGTTGGTGGTGGTAAAGATTCTAACTTAGGGTTAGATGTTATTACTAGTGTAGATAACGTAGAATTTAATGTAAATGGTCCAAATGCGTCTTATAATCAACAAGTTATAAACTCTTTACGAGTTACAAATGCAACACCTGCCGTTGGCGGTGCTGACCAACCTACTATTGAAGAGCTTAGAAATATGATTTCTTACAATTTTGCGGCTCAAAATAGAGCTGTAACATTAAATGACTATCGTTCATTGATTCAAACAATGCCGTCCGCATATGGCGCACCAGCTAAAGTAAATGTGATTGAAGAAAACAATAAAATTTTGGTTAAATTGATATCATATGACCAAAATGGTAATTTAACTGAAGTTGTTTCAAACACATTAAAAAATAATGTATTGAATTATCTTTCTGGTTACAGAATGATAAATGATTATCTTGATATTACAAGTGGTGAAGTTGTTGATTTAAGCTTACAAATGGATTTGGTAATAGATAAAAACCAAACACCTACAGATGTTGTAAGACAAGCAATTTCAACAGCAACAAATTTCTTTGATGCAACCAAAAGAAAGATGGGTGACCCTTTATTTGTTGGAGATTTGATTAGAGAAATTGGTCAAGTTAGCGGTGTTGTAAATGTAGTTGATATTCGTGTATTCAATATGGTTGGAGGTAATTATTCATCTTCACAAGTAGCACAAAGTTATGTTGATAACACCACAAGAGAAATTTTACAATCTGATATGACCATATATATGAAATCAAATCAAATATTTCAGATTAGATTTCCAGGCGTAGACATACAAGTTAGAACTAAAACATTCGGTACGACTACATACTAAAAGTTTTTTTGCTTATTATAGTAGAAAATAGAGGTCTTTCTATTTATTATAAATGATACAAAGTCGTAGAATTTCAACAAATATTGGTCAGGAGCAACTTGTAACCGTGGAAATAAACCAGGATTACGATTTTCTTGAAATTTTGTCACTAAAATTTAGTCAACAAGATATATATTCTGCTTTTTGTGCTGATTACGGCGTTGTATGTGGTAGAATCAGTGCCAACAATGGCTTTGGTCTTCCAAATGCGAGAGTTTCTATTTTTATACCGCTATCTGACGATGATTCAAAAGACCCGATAATTTCGGCTTTATATCCTTACACAGACACAACTGTTAAAGATGGTAACAATTATCGTTATAACTTATTACCTGCTAGACAACAACATAGCGGTCATTCACCAACAGGTACGTTTCCAGACCAATTAGATATTTTAAATAGAGAAGAGGTATTAGAGGTTTATGAAAAATATTATAAGTTTACTGTAAAAACAAATGATGCGGGTGACTTTATGATTTGGGGTGTTCCGTTAGGACAGCAAACCATTCACGTTGATATTGATTTATCTGATATTGGTTGTTTTTCTTTAAGACCATATGATTTTATTAGACAAGGTGCAGGTGTAGATAAATTTAAAAATAACTACTCATTTAAATCATCTGAAGATATTGATTCACTTCCACAAATCGTTTCATTTGAAAAGACAATACAAGTTTATCCGTTTTGGGGTAACGAAGATTTATGTTCAATTGGTATATCTAGAGTTGATTTTGATTTATCCGAAAGAGGTATTAAAATTGAACCAAAAGCATTTTTAATTGGTGGCACATTTACTGATTCTGGTAAAAATTCTATAAATAAGAATTGTACCCCTAGAAAAAGAATGGGTAGGAAATGTGATTTAAGAACTAAAACAGGTAAAATAGAGGCTATTAGATTTACCGCTAATAAAGAATTACAAAACGATGGTTCTTATTTACCAATTTTAGAACACTATGATTTACATGAAGATATTCCAGAAGATGGTTCTTTTGTATTACCTCTCCCAATGAATATGGATTATGTCTACACCAATGAATTTGGTGAGTCTGAAATAACTAATAATCCAAATAAAGGTATTCCAACATCATCTTGTTATAGATTTAAATTTACTTTAAGCGACCAAGGTAATGATAGGTTGAGAAAAACTGCGTCATATCTTGTCCCTAATATTAGAGATTATAGTGGTGTAACAGAATCGAATAAATCATATGCATTTTCAACTGATTTAAATGATTATCCAACAGAAGCGGTTTCAGATGACCCCGATAAAGGTATTTTATATAGTGAATTTGGTGAATATTATCCTAAGGATTATTTTTTCAGAATGAACTATAATAAAGTTTATACGGTTTCATCTTTTCATACTGGTTATTTTAATACAGGTGCAACAGTATTCACTGCTAGAAATGATAGTTATATTGGCATAAAAGAAATTTCACCAACAGAAGATGAGGATTGTTCATCAACAGTGGAAACACCGCCAGTAAATTTTGGGGTTAAACATTATACATTTACATTATTGATTGCTGATATTTTATTATTCTTTGAACATTTAATAAATTTAATTGTTTTTATATTTGCAAATTCACTTATAAGAACTTTACAAATTTTAGGTGATGCAATGAATTTTCACCCAATTAAATTTGTTGCATGTAAAGTAAAAGAAATTGCATATTCATTACAAGAATCATTGCAAAGGCAATTATATTTAATAAATTATCCTGATTGTCAAGAATGTAATGGTGAAAATCAATTTGGTTCGCAAGTATCTGGTGGAACACAAATAAATTATTGTGCTGTTGCATCTATGGGTATTAGTGGTATATCTGCGGCAACAATAAGAAACGATTTTACAACAGCATCAAATACGTGGGCGGTAATACATAATTTAGGAATTACACATCCAAACATAAGAGTTTTTATTTTTGATCCAGATACAAGTGGTTATAGTGAATGGATAGATTATGATTATCTTGATTCCGGTTCAACACCATCAAACTCTTTTTATAAAAGTGATATATCAACATCAGGATTTACTATAAATTTTACAAAAGATAGTAGTGGTAACACATTAAATGAAACAGGTTATGTTACGATAACATCTAATGGAACAGGACAAAGTTCGATAACAGATAAAAATTATTATCTATCGCCAATTACTTGTACAAGTGGTACCGCAAGACCAATTACAAGTGATGCTGATTTTGTTGCACACCAAACAAATTATTTAATGCAAGTTGGTGTTAATTTTGTCACATTAAATCCAACAGGTGATGCTTATTTTATTGTTGATTTAAATGGTTATTTAGGATTTGTAGATAATGCAAATATATTAACATCTGTTGGTCAAAATACCGTATATATTGTTGATAAAACAACAATATCCGCACCAGCAATTACGGTTCAATTAGAAAGTGGATGTGGTCTTTACAATAGACCATATGATGATGTACTTATATCAAGATATTATATTGCACCAAATAGAACACCTGTCAATCCATCAAGTTTTGTTCCAGGCACAACTGTTGAAGCTACTAATATAACCAACGTTGATTTTACACGTTTTATACCATCATATGATGTGTTCCCATGTACAAGATGTGATGATGTTGTCTATAAGTATGATAAAACGTCAAATGATAAACTTTTCACATTACCAACTAAATGGGGTTCAAATACATATGAAAGAATAACGCCAACTGGTATGTCTGAATTTGCTAGTGGTGTATTTTATTTTATTCCTGGTACACAAACAAATAGTACCGTTTATTCTATACTTAGAGAATATAGAAGAAGAAAAAGAGTTGGTAAAATGTTTTGTGGTGGAATTGTAAATTATGGTTTTATTGATAACTGGTTATCAGGTGTATTATATTTTTTCCAATTTAAAGCTAATGGTGCTAAAGTTTGTGACGATGTAATAAAGTATGTACCATCAGATGGAAGTTATTATTATAGATCAACAGTCTATAATTCAGCTACAAACACGTATGGTATTCCTGCAGGTGGTAGTAGAAATATGGGTAGACCAACAACAATGATTGATTTAGGGCCAAGGGATGAATTTATTAAAGAGATTTGTATTGACCCAACATTAGATCCAGATTGTTCTGTAACTAGAAGTATTGGTTCAACATCATTTAAATCTTTTGGCGATATTCTTGGTATGGCAATTAATTATAGACTTGATGTTAGTAGTAACACATATGATATAAATGGATTCTTTACTAATACAGGCTTTCAAAACACTTCACAAGTATTTGATGGTGATTTATTACAACTAATATCAATGAATAGTGAAGCGGGTATAGAAGAGTTTGATTTACAACATCCATCTTATTTAGGGTATTCATATCAATTTTTAGAACCAAAAGATCCACAAGCAAAACCAATATTTCATCAAAATGGTTATTACGGACCAGTTCCGATTACATTACAATTATCATCAGATGGCGAAAGAATCAGAGGTTGTTTAAATGAACCAGGTAGATTGACAGAATCATCACAAAAAGTTCCATTCTTTTTATGGGATAAAAAAGGAACAGGTTTTGGTGGAACAGATGCGGAATCGGCAAATAATCAGTCGTGGGATTATTCAAACGTTCAATTACAACCTTTACAAGGTATGACATATGCATACAAATATACAGGTGTAACTGATAGCTATGTTGATAGATATTTGTTATTACCAATTACATATGATTTCAGTGGTTATACTTTGAATACAGGTAATGTTACAAACACAATTGAATTTAATGAAGTCAATACAACTGATGATCATTTAACATATAATAACAAATATCCAGGATACACATATTTGTATGTAACATCCGGTACAATTGCAGAACCATTATTAGGAACATTATACGTTAGAGTTGGACCATCAGGTGGTAATTCAACATATCAAGGTGTTAGTGTTGTTGATGGTTGGGTTGAAATAGATTGGAATTATAATGATGATTTTATAATAAGACCAACAAAAGATTATTATTCAGGCAATGAACAAATCTTATCAACACCATTCTTATATTACTTTGGTTTAAAAGCTGGAAGTACGGCAGTAAATAAATTTGTTAAATTATTTGGCGATAAAGGAGCGTTTCCACCAATAGAGTAATGGAAGAAAATAAAAATATATTATTACCTAGTAAAAAATATGCTAAGGCACCTGAATTAGACCAAAATATCCAGGTAAATTTAGATAATTCACAAAATCTTTTAAGAATTGGAGATAGAGATATTGTTATTGATAATAACCAACAATATAATGATGAAAGAATTGCTAGCATCAAATATAAATTATATGGTAAAATCAATATTGTATTTAGAAACATGTATACTGGTTCAACTCCGTATGAATTTTTAACAGATAAATTATATTATAATGGCGATGGAACTACTGGATATGAAGGTTATTTACCATATGATGAATTTGCTTTTTTAAGAAGAGATGTTTATCGCGAATTAAATAATCCTAGGTCAGGTGGAATAAATATGCTTACGGGTTTTACACCAAACATTACTTTAACAGGATTTACAGGACACACACCAAGCCCAATAACACCAATTGAAGCGCCATATCATAATTGGAATTTATATTTGAGTTATGTTTCAGGTTCAGATTCATCATTACCAATGAGTTATACTTTGTCAGGTGGTACAGAAGTCAATTTTACTTCCGGAGACGGTATTCCATTTAGAGTTGTTGACATGGGATTAGATTATCAACTAACAAGTCCTATACCGCATGGTATAAAACAAGGAGAACATATTTTATTATCAGGAGGAACAACATCACACACGAATTATACTGGTTCAACTTTTTATATCAATAGCGTAGGTAATGCAACATTTGATTCTGAAAATTATGTTATAACAATTTCAAAATCACAATTTCAAACTGGTTCAACAATTGCGGGTACCACAATTGTTTTAGGAAAAAGAGTTACAGATATAAATGATATTACAGGAACAACATGTCAATATTACGTTCAAAAATTAAAAACAATAACAGATGTCAATGGGTATATAATGGATAAAGTTGGATTTGAAAATCCAATATTTGAAAATGAAAGAAAATTATTATATACAACTAGTAATAATAGAGAAAATGCATTAGCTGAAAGAAATAGACCTGAAGTTGTTTTATATGATTTTAAAGAACCATTTTATTTATCAGGTTTAACAAATAATTTAGGTTTTGCTCCAACTGAAGTTTATGTAAGTGCAATTTTTAGAAATGGTAATGGTTACTTTAATTATCCACCTAAAGTTGGATATAAATTTAATTTTCATAATACTTGGATAGATAGTCATTTTGATGGCAATTCATCATTAGAAAAAAGTATGACAGGAAATACATACACATTTAGTGGTGCAACAGCTGGATTCACATTTACGGGTGGAACCGCATTACCAATTGGAACAATTTTAACAGGTGCGTATGTTGAATATAGTAAGAAAGAAATGAATGAAAGGATTATAACACCAGCATATCATAAAATCACAAACCCAACACATATTTTTGATTACGGACAAACAGGTAATACAACAACATTTACTGGTGCGACACCAACTAATCCATTTGGTATATTTTACCAACCGCACTATCAAATTAAACTAAGACAATTATCACCATATGTTGAAACAGCTAATACAAATCAAATTTATGGATTACCCGAAAATGCTATATATGATTCAAATAGTAAAACATGGGCTTGGAGAGATTTATATGACCCAGGATTTGTAGATGGTGATGGTTATGGAACAAATTACCCATTTGTAAATGGTCAACACTATGTCAAAACAAATATAAATTTTTATTTAAGAAATGAAGTTTTTTATAATAATAAACAAAATGGAATAACGGATTTCAACGATAAACCAATAAGTAATTGTTAAAATGAAAATACTAAGAAATTTTGGTGATAAAAATTTACTAATCAATCAAGAAGTCAATATGTCAAATGACCTTGGTTGGGAAGAAAATTTAGCGCAATTTGAAACAGAAATTTTAGATACAGTTATCAACCCAATTGAAAATTATGAAACTGTTAGATATATTCATACACCTTATACATCAATAAGTGGTGTAAGTCAAACTGATATATGGTATGAATTTTATTTTCATACTGGAACAACATTTAATTTAGATTATAATTCTGTTGGTATACCACCAGAAGACAATGCATTGATGTTAAAAGACGCTACTAAAAGTTTTTTTAGATTAGAATTTTATAAAACACCTGGAATTGTAACTAATGGTGTTTTGACATGTGAACCACCAACTAGACAAAATAGAAAATTAGCGTTTGCTAGAAATTTATCATTACCAACAGGTGAAAAGTTTTTTTATAATATATTAAATCATTATATCCATATACCAGTATTCACTGGTTCAAATTATAGGAATAAAGAAAATATGTATTTGTTTTGGTTTGCAGATGAATCAGTTTTAACTGAAACAAATATTAGCGGTTCAACAACAGGTAACACATTTTTTATGACAGCTAAATTCTATAATGCAAACGATGGTTCAATTATAGATTTTACAAGTCGTCAATTATGTTTAGATGTAGACGGTGGTCAAAAAGTAAACGAGGCTGATGA